ATATATTTTATTTTATTTTTTTATATAAAAGAAATAAGAAAACCCCTCAAACCCTCCACCACCCTCCACCCTCGCGCGGGGTCAGCGGCGGTCTTCAAGCCCTATACCCGCGTAATAATTACAATTCTTGCCTTTTATCTTCTTGTACCTCTTCGCCATCTCCATAGCGAATTTCGTGTTTGACATACGATATTCGTTGCCGCTCTCCGCCCAGCTCATGTACGCGGCGTAGAGAGTGCTCGCCTGCACGCTCAGCCCCTTGCCTACGGCGCACCTGTCCTCTATAAAGGCTGAGATAACGTCCATCTCGCGGCGGTACTCGCGCACCTCTTCCAGCACGGCGCGCGGCATTTTCAGCCCCTCGCGCTGCCAGAGCAGGCAGCCTTCTACCACCCAGCGGAATATGCCAGTAAGCTCGGCGCGCAGCTTGTATTTCAAACGGCGGTCGATCTTCTCTTCGGGTATCTGCACCGTAAAGGGTATCATATGTATGCGCCGCCAAATGCCCGTATCAGTGCCGCGTATGATCGGCTTGTGGTTGGTAGCCATCCAAAGCTTGAACTCGGGCTTGAACTCAAATTCATCGCCGTAGAGCTTTCGCGCGGTAACGGTATCGTCGCCTGTAAGCTGTTTGAGCAGACCCTCGTTGATACGAACGCCCTCGTTAGGCTCTACGCTGGTGACGAGCCGCGCGCCTTTTAGGCGAGCTATATCGCTGTTTATCGCGCCTGACTGATTTGAGCGCACCATTATCGTTTCGGGCTGTATATTCGCCGCGTAGTCGCCGAAGATGTCGCGCAGAACGTCTATAAAAGTAGACTTGCCGTTGCGGCCCGTACCGTAGAGAAAGAAAGCGCACTGCTCGGCGGTAGAGCCTGTAAGCGAGTAGCCCGCCGCCTTTTGCACATAGCGGATAAGGTCTTTATCGCCGCCGAAAATATCGTCCAGAAAAGCCAGCCAGCGGGGACAGTCGGCGTTTTCGGAATACTCTACCGCCGTTATCTTCGTCAGATAGTCGGCGGGGTCGTGCGGGGCCAGGCTGCCGCTTCTGAGGTCAAGCACGCCGCCAGGAGTATTGAGCACGCTGCGGTTGCGGTCGAGCTGGGCAGGCAGTACGGGCAGGTGGTGCATCACCTCGTTGAGCATAGCGGTCTTAGAGCGGTTAGAGCGGCAGGACTTCATGTGCTTTTCAAAAGCCTTTGACATTTCCGTGCCTTCTTCGGCGTCGCGCTGAGCGTACACTTTAGCCTCAGCCGCCATGCACGCCACAGCTTTATCGGCAAGGCGTTTTACAGTGCCCGTCATATCGGTGCACCACCTTCTGCCGTCGTACCACAGCCAGCGCTTATCGGTGTAGCAGTAGCGCACCTCGCCGCCGAAGAGGTCGGTAAAGCGCATAGCGTTGCCCATATCGTCGAATGTATAAAGGCGCGGCTTTTCGGTATCGCCGAGCGAAACGCCCCCGCTGCTCTCTCTGAAATCGAGCGTAAAGCCTGCGGCGGAGGGCGGCGAATAGGTGGTATCGCAGCCCGCTATCGCTTTCTGTATAGTCAGCGCGCCGTAGGTCGAGCCGCTCTGCTGTCTGTCCCACTTCTCGCGCATCAGTCCAGACGAGCGGAAGATAACGTCCATCTTATCCGCGTCGCAGCCCGTCCAGAAAGCGAGCATATTGCAGAACGCCATATCCGCCTCAGAGGGCGAAGTATAGCCGCTTATATCGCCGCCGTAAAGGGTCATGAATTTCGCGCCGTTCTTAGCGCTCGCCGCCGCGCGGATAATATCGTCCGCAGTGTCGAGAGCCGGGACATGGCGCGCCTGCGGCTTCGGCTCTCTTCCGCCGCCTATGTACTTTTCATGCAGCGGCTTAATGCTCTCGGTACATTCGGTAATGCCCTCGTACTCTGAGCAGGAGTTGCCCGTCATAACGAAAAATCTGCCGTCTTCATACATCTCTACCGCGCCCCTGCGCCTGCCGCGCTTTGGCAGCGAGCCTTTGCAGATTATGTGTATGCCCTTGCCCGACTGAGATACTTCGGTATAGCTTTGCAAGGTCGAGATAAATTCGGAGATGATGTTGCCGTTATCGCCCCTGCGGTACGCCGCCAGCTCTTCTTCCTTGCCGTCGATGTCAACGCCGAAATAGGGGCAGCCGCCGAACATAAAGCCTATGCCCGAGTGGTTTTGCGAAGCGCGCAGAGCGGTATCGAAATCGCACCATGTAGAGGGGTTATTCGACATAGCCCCTCCGCCGGTGCGCGCGTTTATCGGCACTTTTTTCATCTTGCCGCACTTTTCATTTGGCACTGCGTCCCAGCATATCCAGTTCGGCAGAGCTTTAAGCTCCTGCGGTATTTTTTCATAGCTTTCCGTCAAATTATCACTCCCCCCACTTCATCAAAACGGCACGCCGTCGTCAAAAGCTGCCGACTCTGCCGCCATTACCGCCGTCTGCGCTGCCTGTACCGAAGGCTGAGGCTGCGGCGCTGAGGACTTGAAAACATGGCGGCACTCGGGGTGCAGCGTAGGGTTGACATAGCTCACGCGCTCCTGCGGCTTGCCGTTATACTCCTCATGTTTCAGCGTTACGCGGACGCACTTATTCAGCAGGTCGGCGCAGTAATCTTTCAGGCTCTCGTAAGCCTTGCCGTCTGTCAGGCGCGCCGCCTTGCCCATAGCCATGAGCTGAGCGAAATTGTAGCCCTCTACCTGCATATCGTTCTCGTTCGGTTCTTTCTTGCGCCAGATGGTGTAGAAAATGCAGCCGTCCCCGAAGCGCTGACCCGCCACGTCGTTGCGCACCACCATAGTTATATCCAGCCCCTTAGCGCCGTTTTTCGTGATGTGTTCTTCTATTGCTGTGATTATGCACTCGTAATCTCCGGCGGGCTTGATACCGCCGCTGTATGCTTCGTTCTGATTAGCTATAAATCCCATTTTTTATTCCTCCGTTACTAGTTTTACCGCGTCGTCCGCTGAGCGGCAGATACCTGCTACCGCCCCGCATTCGCGCATTCTTGTTATGAATTTTTCCTGCTCGGGGCGCGCACGTCCCGAACTTGTTTTGACTTCGATAAAGACAGCCCTGCCGTCCTTATGCCGCACGCCGAAGAGGTCTGAGAAGCCTTTCGGCACGCCTGTGCTGAAATACCGCCCGTCGGCAGTTTTGCCCGCGCCGACATTCACCCGAAATATCGTGCAGTAGGGCGACACCGCGCAGCGTATCTCGTTTTGTATCTTGTGTTCCTCCGTCACGCTATCAGCCCCCTCTGCTTCGCCTGGTAATACGCCCAGCCCGCTTTGTAGCCGTGCCTTTTAGCATACTCCAGAAGCTCGGGGTAGGTATGGCAGTCGGCGGGGCTTGAAAAGTCAAGTTTAAAGCCCTCTACCTTTACAAGCCCCACGCTGTTATCCGTCTGCGGTTCGCGCTCTGCCGATGGAAAAACGTAGCCGCAGTGGGGGCACACCGTTTTCTGACCTGCGGGCGGCGGCGAGAATGTGTAAAAGCAATCGGGGCACTGCTTCGCCTTTTCAGCGTTTTCGGAATGTTTTTTCTGCTGAGTTTTCGGCTTTTTCTCCAAGCTCCATTCGCGGTCGTCGTCGGGCATACCGTGGCGGGCGTAGTTGCCAACGTGGTCGATTATGACGGCCCTTTTGTTCGGGCGGTAGCGCATACACCTCATAGCCTGCTGGATATACAGCGTAAGGCTTTTGGTGGGGCGCAGGAGTATAGCGCACTCGCAGTCGGGCACGTCGAAGCCCTCGCTGATAAGGTCAACATTGCAGAGCACGGTGATCTCGCCGCTGCGGAAAGCGGCTATCATTCGGTCGCGCTCGGCTTTAGGGGTAGAGCCGTCGATATGCGCCGCAGGTATGCCGTTATCGCGAAAGACCTCAGCCGTCCGCTGAGAGTGCCGCACGGAAGCGCAGTAGCAGACAGCTTTTTTGCCCGCCGCGAGCTTTTTGTAATACTTTATCACGTCGCCGAAAACGGTGTTTTTCACCATAGCCTTTTCAATATCCGCCGCCATGTATTCACCGTGAGAAACGTGAAGCCCCGTAAGATCGGCAACGTCAGGCGCGTAGTAATCGTAAGGCGCAAGGCAGTTATGCTCGATGAGCCACTTTGCGGACACGCACGTTATCAGTTTATCGTTGACATCGCCCAGCCCGTCGCCGTTAAGACGTACAGGGGTAGCGGTAACGCCAACGCGGGGCACGCCTGCGAAATGCTCGTATATCCGCTTGTACGACTGCGCTATGCTGTGGTGGTTCTCATCGGTGATGATGAGCGAGGGGGCGGGCGTTTTCTTTAGGCGACGGGTAACGGTCTGTACCATGCCGACCTCGCAGAGGCGCATATCTACGCCCCAGCGCAGCATAGTAGCCCTTATCTGCTCCACCAACTCGCGGCGGTGCACGAGAAAGAGCACGCGCTTGCCGCCAAAGGTAGTGCGCCGCGCCATCTCAGCCACTATACAGCTCTTGCCTCCGCCGCACGGGAGCACTATGCAGGGCGCTTTGTAACCCTGCCGCCAAGCCTGCCGCACCTGCTCCACAAGCTCACTCTGATACGGACGCAGCTGCATTTTTGCCCTCCTTGACGTGCTTCATGACGCATTTCATGCAGAGCTTTTTGCCGTAGTTTTTCACCGAGCCGTCTATGATCTGCCGAACGGTGCGCCTGCCGTCTGACGTTATGGGTCTGCCGCATTCGGCGCAGATATGCTCGTCCGCGAAGTGGTAGTATGTACGCAGCGCCTCGTCAACAAGTTTAAGGTCGTTATTGATGTACATACTGTCGAAAAGCCCTATCGGCGATTTGCAGGTGTCAGTGCCGTCGGTCTGCGTAGCGAAAAGATATTTGCCGTCAGCCGCTACGGTCTTGAGCACAGTCGTGAACATACCCTCTACGCTTATCTTGTCGTCAAGCAGCTTGCCGATAGTCTTTGCCTTTTGCCTGCCGTCCTCGCCTGTTTCAATGTGGCTCAGGAAGTAGACGACAACATCATCGGGAAGAGTATCGACCATGCGGACAAGCTCCCAGAAATTTTTCGCGATGTCGGTGAATTTCTGATAGCCTGTCTCCTTAGAGCGGCGCATGAATTCATTGAGCATAAGATACTGCGCGTCGTCTATCGCTATCGACTTGACCTTCTGCACCTTGATGAAATTCGTTATCTGCGCATAGTTGTCAGAGCACAAAACGTTTTTGAACTGCGTTCTGAAAGGGAGCTGTTTGCCGTTGACGTTCACAAGCGCCAGTTCGTCAGCGCCGAAATTTCGCAGCGAAGCAGATTTGCCGCTGCCCGAAAAACCTAAAACCAAAATTGCAAGTCCCATAAAAATATCCTCCTTTACTTTATCACGATCGACTTTGTTCTTCCGAGCGCCGCACCGGGTATGCTGCCGCCCGCCTGCAAAAATCTCTTGACCTCTGCGCGGTCTATCTCGGGCGTTTTATACCTCAGCAGTTCGTCGTGCCCGCGCTGCGCCCATTCGATAAAGGCGCGCTCATCGTCTATCACGGCGCTCTCGGCGTTATTGCGCACCGTTATCTTCGCCATAGGCGCGTCTATCTTGGTGAGCTTGACGTTCTGCATACTTTCGAGCAGGTAGGCTTTCAGCCGTTTCGCCCGCTTTTCTTTCTGCGCACGGCGGGCGCGCAGCGACTTTTCCTCAGCGGCGAGCATATCCGCCTCAGCCGAGATCTGCTTTATGTACGCCGCCACGTTTTCAGCCTTATCGGCAAAAGCGGCTTCCACGCACTCCAGCGCCTCGAACCACGCCTGCTCAGCCTGTTCCCTGCTTTCGTCGTCCATATCGACGGAAGATATATCTTCCAGACTATCAAAAAGCGTCTGAAAATCTTCCGTAAGTTCGTAAAGTTTCATTATTTATACCTCCAATTTTGAATTTATGATCTCTGCAAGCTGCCTTGCTTTTTGTGTGAAAAGCCCGTAGTTTTCGCTTGCGTTATGCTCGTTGACGAAGTTCACGAGCCTTGTAACGCTGTCGGCAGCAGCAGAAAGATACGCCTTGAATACGGCTTTATCGTCCTGCACAAGTTCTGCGGCGGGCTTTTCAGCAAGCTTTTTCTCATACTCAGCTCTAAGTTGAGCAAGCTTATCCTGCTTTTCCTTTTCAGCCCGCTCGGCTTTCTGCAAAAGCTCGCGGCGGTCGCGGAAGTTCGCTTCCTGAAGCTCGGCGTATTTTTCCGACCAGTCGAGATCCACCCGCCGCATAGCGTCTTTGAGGTCGGCGACCTCTTTACTCGGCTCGGCAGGCTGCAGATCTATCGGGCGGCTTTCAAGGTCTTTTATCTCGCCCTCCAACTGTATCACCCGCTGCTGAGCGTCATCGCGCCTGCTTTCAGCCTCGTCGGCCCTGCGTTTTAGCTGCTTCACCTGTTCTTCAAGCTCTCGCACTGAAGTGTTTTCCAGGTCGGTGGTTTTGGTAAGTTCTGTACGTTCGTCCTCAGAAAGCTTAGAAAGCAGAGTAAGTTTTTTTACGCCAATTTGTAACCTCGAGGTTACGAAATCCTGCGGCAGGTTTTCAGCGATTGAAATGTACCTGTATACATTCATCTTAGTAAACCCTGTTTCCTTTTCACAGTACTCACCGAAATCAGAATACCCGAGTTCCTTGTAAAGCTTGCTGTCGCGCATTTCTTTGAAGCCCATGCACATATCGTAAAGCGACTGCTGTGCAAGCTGAGCTGAGGTCTTTATCCTGCGGTCAAGCTCAGCCGCCTTGATATATTCTGCCGATAGTTCGTTCATGCTGTTTTACGCTCCTTTCGTTCCTCAGCGAATATCGCGTCGAGATACCGCTGATACTTCTGTTCAAAGTCCTTTATCTCCTGCGGCTTATCCTCGCCGCCGTTATCTGCCACGTTGTTCTTGTACCCTCTGCACTGCACTATGCCGCCGTACCTGCTCACCTCTACGGTGTAGTAAGGTATGTCGGGTTCTGAGGCTTTTCGCAGGAACATTATGCTGAGCTTGCCCATAGCGTGGCGCTCAGCGTAACCGCCTACGCAGTGTTCCAATATCCTGCCCTCGTCCTCTATCTCTTTCAAACTGTGTGGCTGTCTGACAAGCAAGCCGTCTGCCGAAAATTCAAGGCAGACACGCTCTGCAAGCCTTTTCGTGAAGTTCTGCAAAACAAGCTCGTCCTGCTCATAGTTGATGATCTGAGTAAGCCTGTTGTGCATTGTCCAGAAATCGTGTGGCAATGCTATCATTGTATCGTGAATGTTATACTCCAGTGTTTCGCACTGCTCCAGATAGTCGCTATAATCAAGAGGTGTCATTTCCTGCTCGTGTATGTATCGTGCCACCCTTTGCGGTGTAAGACCTGTTATCCTCACAAGACGTTCAAGAGTGCCGTGTTCATTCTTAAAGACCTTTGCTATATTCAGAATATCCGCAGGTCTGAGCTTTGGGTATTCCTCGCGGTAGTCAAGGTACTGCTCCCACAGATGTTCGCTGCCCTTGAGGGTCTTAAATTCTGTCTTGTTGATATTCAGCATTTTGAGCAGGTCGCTGCTTTTCCAGTTTACGCGGTCGGAAAGCACAAACTTTCGCTTATATCCCCACCACCCCGTGACTTTCTCATCGGTCACGTCATAGCCCTGTTTCATGAGATATTCGAGGTTCGGGTGTTTGCAGTATGCGTGCAGATAGCACATGAGCATACCGCCGTGATAAAGCCGGTATTGGCTGTATCGCATATCTGACTTATCTATCACTTGAATATTCAGCACCGAATAGGAATCATCATAGTTATATCCCATACAGCTTTTGTAAAAGACAGGCTCGCGAAAATCACACCGCACTGACCATCTGACGCCGTCGTCGCTGCCGTATCTCACAGCGCCGTCGCGAGCGAACACATAGCGCTGACGCTCGATCAGCCCGCCTCTTGAATATCTGTGATAGCAGCGTGCGAAAAGCTCAGCACCGTTTGTGAGAAATACCACATAATTCGCAGCGCCTTTGCCTTTCATCTTATCCACAAGTTCTTCGCTCACCGCAGGAAAGCGGCAGAGAAGCTCTTCTTTTCTTGCCTTTTTCATATGCTCGCCTCAGAAGTCCAGCAGACTGTCAAGTGACAAGCTGACGGGCGGTCTTGCGGTCTGTTCCGATATGTCCGAGCCGTCGCCTAAGTCGATAGTCATATTGAAGTGAACGTCCGCGCCCTTAAAGTAGAAGCCTACGGCTTTGCGGTAGACCTCGATGTCAGAGAGACTTCCGCCGGCACCCTTGACAGCGTTTTCAGCGCATTCTGCGAAAGTCTTGTCTGTCTGCAAAACTGCCTGCGCGAACTCTTCGTTCTGTTCACAAAAGGTATTCAGCGCTTCGAGCGTTGGTTCTGCGATGACCTGTGCCCGCCGGCTGAGATTTGCGGCGGACAGCTCGTCAGACAGTTTCTTTTGCGCTTTTTTTGCGGTGATATTTATTGCCGCGCCGACTTGACAAGCGTGGCTGTTTGTGGTATTATTATTGGTGATAACGGCTTCTGTGTTATCATTCACGCTCGTTCCTGTTGCCGCAGGGGCGGGCGTTTTTTTGTTGGTTTTCATACCTTTACTCTCCTTTCGGCTCAGCTTTTGCCCCGCGTTTCTTCATCGGCACGCCGAGCACTCTCTGATTTTCCATGTAATTTCGTATCTCCTTTCGCTTGTGGTTCTCCTGCTGACCCTGCTTGACGGTGTA